GGCCGAGACCGTGCCGTCCGGCTCGGTCGGCGCGAAGTTGAAGATGTCGTTGGCCCGCGACGCGTCGATGCGATTCCCGACCAGGCCCGAGAGCCACACGCGACCCTCGTGATAGGTGCCGCAGGTCGGCCAGCCGGTTGTCCCGGAGTAGAGACCGAGCCGCCACTGCCGCACCGGCTCATTGAAGATCAGGGCGTCACCGATGATCTGCACCTTGACGCCGCTGGTGATGCCGGTGCCCGCGGGGTTGAAGAACTGAACCTCGCTCACCCCCATCGTGCCCCCGAAGGTGAAGAGATGGTTCTGAAACGCCACTTCAACCCAGACATAGTTCCAGGCGGTCAGCGGATCGCTTGACGTGATGTTGGCCGGGAAAAAGTCCGGCACCGTTGACCCCGTGGTGACGTTGAAGCTGGTGGTGCCGAGCAGCGTGCCGTCTGAGGAGCTGCCTGGCAGGGTTGCCTTGGCACGCAAGTTGAGCGTGACCGTAAAATCAAGGTTGTCAAACGGGGGCGGCGGGAAGAAGAACCCGGTAGTCGCAGGCCACACCGTGCACGATGCGATTTGCTGTGCTGATGCGCCGCTGTAGTTCTTGCCGACGTAGCCCGTTCCAGACAGTCCGCCACCGAACACGTTGGCCGCGCATTGACTCGTGCTTTGCGAGAAATTGCCGTCGAACGCAGCCGCAACGCCACCACCACTCGTCAAGTCGCCGAACGCAACCGAGCCCGCAAGCGTGCGGCTGATCTCGTTGGTGAACCCGACGATCTTGCCCCAGGTCCAGATGTGCGACGCCGGCGCCAGCACCCACTTGCTCACATCGGTGCCGGGTGCAATGCCGGTCGAGGCCGCGATCGCCTTCCAGTAGGTCGCACCAGTGAAGGCCAGGCCCGTCCCCCCAAAGGCGACAAACTCGCCGCCCAGGTAGGCGAAGGTGGTGCTGTAGAGTTTCGGCTCTGAGTGCAGGCGCACGTGGCGGCCGAGGTCCGTTCCCTGGAAGCCGCCGACCGCCTCGAAACCAGATACCGACACCCAATTGCTCGGGCTGCCCGCCGGGGCGTTGCCCTGGTTGGCATCGGTCAGCGAACGATAGTTGACCGCTGCGCTGGTGACGTAGTCGCCGACCGAATAGGCGCGTCCTGAATCGTAGGCGGCGAATGCAAGTGTGATGGTGATGACGCCATTGAACCCGGACGGCGCCGCCTGCACGCCGTTGGTGAAGATTTCGAGATAGGGGCCGTCTTTGAGCGGCGCCGGCGCCAGCGCGAAGGTCGCAAAGGCGGCATCCGTCGGCGCGGCCGCCACCTGCAGCACATAGGGAATCGTGTTCTGACCCAGGATCACGGCCCCGGGGGTCGTGCCCTGCTGCACCGGGATGTCGGCCTTGATGACGCGCACCGTTTGCCACGACACGCCGGGGTAGGGCGTGGTGAGCTCCAGCACGCGCGCAACGGTGCCCGACACAAAAACACCGAGCGTGGCGCCGCTGATGGTTGCGCCGGTGATGGCGTCGCGGATCGTGAACTTGTTGGCCGCAGTGACGGTGATCAGGAACGGCCGGTTATGCAAGAGCGGGCTGTTGGTGCCGAGGCCGCCGAAATAGACCGTGTTGTTGCTCGACCAGCCGTGGTTTGCGGCGGTGGTCACCTCCGCCGGGTTGGCGGCGCTGATGGCTGTGACGGTCGCATTGTCGTTGGTCTTGGCCAACTGTGTGTTGGTGAAAAACCGCAGGACTCCATCGGTGAATTCGATGGTGTAGGGCGAGCCAGTCTTGAAGTCGAAGCTTTGCGTGCGCGCTGGCTGGCCGTTGCGGCTCACGGCATTCAATCGGCTGCCAGGCCGCCGCACCCAGGCGCCCGTTTCGGTCGGGAGCCCGTTGAGGCACACGTTCATCAGCGTGCGGTAGTCGGGGCGGTCGATACGCCCCTGCGCGAGCTTTGATACCTCGCCGCCGGCGAATGATGGTTGTATGTAGCTGGCGTCGCCCATGGTCAGCCCCTGCAGGTGACCCAGTCGTCTTCCGGCGGCTCCTCGGCACCGATCTCGATGGCGTTCACCAGGCGCGCTTCGCTCATGAAGGTCTGGTATTCCTTTGCGATGGTGGCGACCTTCGCGCTTGACTGCGTGAGCGTCTCGCACACTTCGAGCGCCAGGCGCGCGCCGAGGCCCTCGCAAAACATCGCGTGCATGCGGGTGACATCGACCATGTCGGCCACGAAGCGCAGCATGATCGGGCCGACATCGGGCGTGACCATCAGGTCGTTTTCGAGCTCCCAATCGTCATAAGGCAGGCCCGATGGCGCGCCGAGATAGGACACTGCGCCGGCGCGCGGGTCTTGCGGTGCGCGCCGCAGATAGCCGGACGGGAGATGAAACACGTTCCGGGTGGTGAATTCCGTCGATGGCCCGGTGCCGACCGGGTAGACCAGATTGAGCTCGGAGAGCGCCACGCCCATCGGGAACTCCGGGCCGCCGACCTGGCGCCACTTCAGCGACGTCGCGCCCCCGACAAACACCGCGTTCCACGCCGAGAGCACGCCGGTGTTGGTCCAGAACGTCGGCGAGCTCGTGGGGTCGTGGTTGAGGTTGCCGTTGGCGAGCGACGTGTAGACCACGCCATCTGACCCGGCGACAGAACTGCCGATCGCGTAGGTGGTGACCGCTGACCAATCCGCCGGAGATGTGCTCGGCGTCTGGTTCAGGTTCACGTCGACGCGGCTCATGTACGGCGTGCCGAGGTAGGTCGCCACGTCGTTCTTGTCGTAGATGATGGTTGCATCCCAGGTGCTGGTGGTCGCCGGATTGTCGGCGTTGTTGCTCTGCAGCGACCGGTAGACCCGATAGGTGCCGGGCCCGATCGCCACATAGACGAGCTCGCCGGCGAAATAGCTCGTGGTGCTCACCCACTGCGCCACCGACACCGGCCCGAAATACGGCTCCCAGGCCACGGGCGAGATTTGCGGCGCGTTGCCGAGATTGCTCGGGATGCGCGACTCGTAGAGCACGCCGCGCTCATCACTCACCAGCGAGCCGACGAAATAGGTTGTGTCGGCCACCCACAGGCTCGGCGCGGTCAGCAGCGTGTTGCTGTCGATCGCACGCAGGATCACCTTGCGGATCGCGAAACGCCACACGTTGCGCTGCAGCTCGGCCTGGCGCAGCTTCGGGTAGGCGAACGAGGTCTCTTTGGCGTTCTTCGAGTCTTCGGTGAAGCCTAGGACGGAATCGAGTTGCGGGACGCCGCAGTGCTGCAGTGCGCGGTTGGCGATGTCGGTTTCAAGTCGAAACTCGGTGTTCGGCATGGCTGCCACATCGGCATGCCGGCGCGCCTCTCACAACGCACCCGGTCAGGCCACGAGCCCATGCATGGAGATGACGTTGGCAGTATTCCCGAGGCCCAATGCTGGACAGTCAATGGTGATGGCCACATTCGGGCCGCTGGCCGGTAAGGGCGGTATAAAGTTCACGACCAATGGCGGATTGGCCAAGAGAACGCCGGCAACTGCACCGTAGACGTATTGGATCGTTCCCCCCATCAAACCGGAGATCGACACGGTAAGAACGCCGCCCAATGTTGCGCCGCCGCCTGTGATCTCAAATCCGGTCAGATAATTGGTCTTGCCTGGCACGGCCGGCATCGATGCCTGGGCTGCGGCATTGGCGACAACGCCGCTCGAAGTATTGATGAACGCCCCATAGGCCGACGTAATGCCATTCGTCATCGCGGTCTCATCAGGACGAGTAGGGCACCTGAAAGCCGTGGGCAACCACCGCGCTGTTGGTGTTGCCGGCACCGAGCGACGCGACCGAAACGGTGATCGCCTGATTGAGCGCGGAGGCCTGGAGCGGCGGGTTGAACTCGACCACCAGTGGCGGGATGCCGACCGCGGCCCCCACGGGGACGGGGATGTTGTAGGTGAGCGTGCCGCCGAGCACGCCGGTGATGGTGAGCGCGACCACCGAGGCGCCGGTGGCGCCGGCGCCAGTAAATTCGAACCCCGAAATGTAGGTCATCACGTTGGCGCCGCCGGCGGCGAGCACCGCGGTCGCGGCGGCCGCTGCGACGTTGCCAGACGCGGCCGCAACCGGCGTCGCAACCTTGCCGGTATCGCCAGTCGGGTATGGAGGAAGCCCGCCCCTCATGTCAGGATCGACGCCATCTTGCCGCCCATCACACCCTGCAAGTTGTCGACGACGCGCGGCGAAATGGCCGCCGTCGTTGCGGCCGACTGCACGGCATCAACGAACGCATTGTCGGCCGTGACGATCGCTCCGAGATAAGTCGCCAGATTGGCGAACACGCCGAAGCCGTTGGGCGCGTAGGTCGCAAAGGCGGCCGCATACGCCACCTGGCGCGTGCTTGCTGCCACTGCCACCGCATTGATGAAGGTCTGTTCTGCTGACGTGGCCATCAGACGCCTCCGGTGCCGAGTGCCCGCAGTAAGGTCTGAAACGGCTCTGCGCCGATGCTGTTGTTGTTGGCCTTACAGGATGCCACGCACGCACGCGCCCAGGTGATCTCAGCATTATTAGACGTGACCTGCCCGGCCGGATTCTGCGTTGCCGCGCCGGCCGCGGCCTGCCGCGTGCTTTCGGCCGCGTTGCAAGTCGTGTCATGCACCAGATTGCCGGATCGGGTATGTCCACCCATCAGAGAGCCTCCTCGTCGTCCTTGGGTTCGGGCGTCACCAGCCTCGGCTTGCGCCGCACCTTGGCCGGCTCCTCGGCCTCGGCCTCGGCCGTCACGCGCGCCGGGTCATCCATCCAGGCCGCCTCGAATGCAAGCCTGGTAAGAGCGGCCGACGAGCCGGCCTGCGCGCCATGCGCCTGCTCGACCAGCCGCTCGTATTTGCGCAGCACCGCTCCTTCCAGCCTGGCAAGCTCGTTCCAGTGCAGACCCATTACGGCCCCTGTACGTAGTCCACTTCCATCGAGATCACGCCCGCAGTCACGGTGAGCGCGGTTGTCAGCTTGGCGACGATGTCGAAATAGCCGCCGGGGTCGGCCGTGAATTGGGTGGCGAGCAAGTTCACCAGCACCTGCCAAAGCGGGAGGTTCTGGTGCGCCGCCAGGAAGGTGTTGGCGAACGTGATGTCCGCGTTCACCTTCGTGGTTGCGGTTAGGGCCGTCGCCGACCCGAACATTTTGTTATCGACCGGGCCCGAGACCTGCACCACACCACCGGCGAGCGATTGCGGGGTGCCGTCAACGGCCGAGTCCGAGAACGCCACATCGAAGTCGGTCGCGCCGGCGGTCGAGGCGGTGAACAGGTTCCACTTGACGGCCTTGACTTTGGCAGTCGTCGGGATGCGCACGAAACGATAGATCGAGGCGATCGAATCACCGACCACGCCGGTCACGCTATCGTTGACCGTTTTCATGAAGCAAGAGATGCCCTCGCCGGAGGTGATCTCGACCAGCGGCGTTGAGTCCATCGCCGTGATGCTTGCAGACTTGGTGGTGACGACAGCCATCTGTGGCTCCTATAGGATCGGCGTGGTGGTGAAGGTGGGGCCGCTTTCGATCAGGCGCAGAAAAGCCTCTAGCGCCTTGACAAGGTCCTTGCGCGTCAGGACCGCGGCATTGGAGTCGGTCGTGTTGAACCGAAACTCGATGTCGTCGGCATTCGGCGCCAGCACACCAGACGTGAAGTCGGCGATCTTGAAGCCGTCATTGCCGCGCTTGATGGAGAAAGAGATAGCAGCCATGGCGCCTCCTTACGGGACAACGTCGGCCGCGGCCGAGGTGTCGGCGGCCAGCACCTGCAACAGCCGGCCAGGCTCAAGCCGGGTCGCGCCCGAGCTCATGCCGGTCCACAACTGATAGGGCAGCGAGGACAGGTCGCGGCGCTGGGAAACGTCGTTCTGCACGTCCTTCCAGATGCCGAGATAGATGCCGGTTTTCACCCAGGTGATGTTCTGGCGAACGTTCGCGCTCGACGTGAGGCGCTCCGAATAGATGATGTCGAATCCCATGAACCTCGTCACCTTGCCTTCAACGAGGGTGGGACGATCGGCACCGGAGAAGTCAGTCGAGACGACCTGCACTTGGTTGAGGAGGTCGGACTCGCCCTGTGAGTTGGTGATCCAGGTGAGGCTTTCCTGGTCGACGTCGACCTGCGCCTTTCTGAATATTCTTTTCGCCTCGATCATTTTTGCGACGGTCAACCCGGAGGCGGCCGAGGAGCCGAACGTCGAGGCGATCTGGAACAGGCCAGACGCGTTGAACACCTCACCCGACAGGCCGCCGGCGTCGGCGCCGATCTGAGCGGTGGCGAACGAGGCGCCGATCAGGCGGTCGTCCCATTCACGGGCGACGGCCGCGGCGGCCACGTCGGAGTATTGCGAG